TCTTTCACGTTATAAAATAATACTTACAGGTACTGACCGTGATGCAGTAGTAGCAGATTCCAAAGAGGCAGTTAACATTTTTAAGAGAGAGAGAACTGACATAACAGTTAAAGCCGGTGGAATAGAATTAGCATTAAGCAATGACCCAGGTAAGGCATGTAATACGTATGCAGAAGGTGGTGCGAGTAATTACTTCCTAGACACAGAAGATTTACTATCAGCAACCATATTATCCGAAACAGAAGATATGCAAACACCAGTACAAGGTGAATACTACGTAACTGATGGAGTAGATGTTAGATTCTGGAATGGAAAATCTTTTGATGAAAAATATTCAGGGCTATGTAAAGGGTAAAAGAAAAAGGAGGGTTTACACTCTTCTTTCCTATTTATTTAAAAAAAGTAAACCCTGCCTATATGAAAGAGGTTTATGAGAATTCCTAGATATTTATTATAAATTAAAACAAAACAAATAAAACATGGCAGAATCAATTATTTCTCCAGGAGTGTTGACAAGAGAGAATGATATCTCTTTCATAGCACCAGCATCAATACAAGCTGGAGCAGCATTCATTGGACCAACAGTAAAAGGACCAGATAATCAGCCTACTATTGTTACTTCTTACAACGACTTTACAAGAAAGTTTGGTGAGACTTTTACATCAGGTTCTTCAAATTTTGAATTTTTAACTTCAGTTGCAGTTAAGAATTACTTCTCACAAGGAGGAACTACAGCTTTAATTACAAGAGTTGTATCAGGAGCATACAATTCAGCAGCTAGTACACACGTTTCTGCATCTGCAAAAGGAAGTACACAACCTTTCGTTCTTACAACTTTAGGAAAAGGAGCAATGTACAACAATGCAGCAGCATTAACAAGTGCTTTAACAGGAGGATCTTCTTATATTAATACAGACGGATCTTTAGTAACAGGTTCTGCTGATAACTTAAGATGGGAAATTCAGAATGTTAATAATGCTCAAGGAACATTTACACTACTTGAACTACATTGAAGCAGTAATTGGTAACCAATACACTACGGTAGGTACAGATGGAGCAACATCTTACATATACAAAGAAGGAACTTATCCAAACAGATCTAACTACCTTAGAGTAAGTGCAGTAAACTTGACTACACCTACGTATTTAAGCACAGACGGAGTAACAGTAAACACTGATTCAGGAAATGCATCTTATTCTGGCTCACTACCGGTAGCAGCATCAGGATCATTCTACAACGGAGCAGGGGCTGTTAAATCAGGAGCTACATATTTTTCAAGCTTAGGAACAGGTACTACAGCTACAGATGCTCAAGGATTAGTAGGAGACAATTATACAACAGCTATCTCATTATTATCGAATAAAGATGAGTACCAATTTAACATTGTATCTACACCAGGATTAATCTATGGTATAACAGCACAAGGAAGCGGTACTAAAAATGCTAAAAACGTAATTGACTCAGTTATCTCTTTAGCAGAGCAAAGAGGAGATTGTATCACAGTAGTGGACTTAGTTCCAACAGGATCAGCAATAACTTCAGTAACAACACAAGCTGCTACAATTAATAGTTCATATGCAGCAACTTACTGGCCTTGGGTACAAATCCAATCAGCTACAGGTAAAAACCAATACGTACCAGCAGGAGCAGTAATCCCAGGAGTATATGCATTTACAGATAATGCTTCAGCACCATGGTTTGCACCAGCAGGACTTGTAAGAGGAGGATTAGCAGGAGTTATTCAAGCAGAAAGAAAATTAACAAAAGGAGATAGAGATACATTATACTTAGGAAAAGTAAATCCAATTTTGGGGACCAAGCAAGAAATTTAGTATTCGAACAAAATACTATTGCAACTAGAAATAGATTCTTAGCGACGGTAAATCCATATCTAGAATCAGTAGTACAAAGACAAGGTCTTTATGCATATAGAGTGGTAATGGATGATACAAATAATACAGCAGATGTTGTAGATAGAAATCAATTAGTAGGTCAAATCTTTATTCAACCAACTAAAACAATTGAATTCGTTGTATTAGACTTTACAATTGAACCAACAGGAGCAACATTTGCATAAGAATCTAAATAATAGATATTTATAATTAAATAACAAGACAATAAAATGGCAGTATTAGATCCTAATGAAATAATGTTTAGAGCTTTTGAACCAATGGTTCAGCACAGGTTCGTAATGTATATAGACAATATCCCAGCATTCATGGTTAAAAACGTGAAAGCTCCTAACTTTACAGATAGTGAGATCAAACTTGATCACATTAACTCTTACAGAAAAATAAGAGGTAAAAGAAACTGGGAGAATATGGATATGACTTTATATTCACCAATTACTCCTTCAGGAGCTCAAGCAGTAATGGAATGGGCTCGTCTAGGATATGAATCAGTAACTGGTAGAGCTGGTTACTCAGATTTCTACAAAAAAGACTTAACTCTTAATATCTTAGGTCCTGTAGGGGATATCGTAGGAGAATGGATCATAAAAGGAGCTTTCTTAACAAAAGGTGACTTTGGTCAATTTGACTGGACTTCTGCAGACGGAGTTGTAGAGATAGGAATTACAGTAGCAATGGATTATTGTGTATTAAATTACTAATAAAATTCAAATAAAAATTAACAAGCCTGGCAATCGTCAGGCTTTGTTGTTTTAAAAAAGTTTTATTCGTATATTTATATATAGAAAAAGTTACTAACAAATAAAATTTATGGAACAAAAGCAAAAATTTCCTACCGAAATGGTAGATCTTCCTTCAAAAGGGGTGCTATACCCACAAGATTCCCCACTAGCATCAGGTCAAGTTGAAATGAAATACATGACAGCTCGTGAGGAGGATATCTTAACAAATCAGAATTATATTCAAAATGGAACAGTAGTAGATAAGTTACTACAGTCTTTAATTGTAACTCCAATTAACTACGGAGATCTTCTAGTAGGAGATAAAAATGCAATTTTAATTGCTTCTCGTATTTTAGGGTACGGAAAAGATTATGAATTTGAATATCAAGGAGTAAAACAAGTCGTAGATTTATCTGAAGTAAAGCATAAAGAAATAGACGAAGCTTTATTTAAAGCAGGAGAGAATAAATTTACTTACAAAATGCCTTCTACAGGTACATTAGTTACTTTTAAATTACTTAATCATGCAGATGAATTAGCAATTGATCAAGAAGTAAAAGGATTAAAAAGAATAAACAAAGACTCTTCAGCAGAATTATCAACAAGATTAAAAAGATTAATAACTTCAGTAGAAGGAGATGCTACTCCATCAACTATTAGAGATTTTGTAGATAATTACTTACTTGCAAGAGATTCAAGAGCATTTAGAGAATATCTTAAATCAATCCAACCAGATGTTGATTTAAAGTTCTATCCAGAGAACGGACCAGACGGAGGGGTCGATATTCCAATCGGAGTTACCTTTCTTTGGCCTGACGCCGGAGTATAGAGCCTCGCTCTTCTCACAGCTTCATGATATAGTATTTCACGGTAAAGGAGGATATTCCTTTGGAGAGATATACGAATTTCCAATTTGGCTAAGAAGATATGTACATAGGAGTATGATTGAATTTTATGAAAATGAAAACAAGCAAGCACAGAAGTCCCAAGGACAGCAATCACTTCTACAAGACGGAAAAATAAAAGCACCTGACTATAGTACTAAAGCCCGTAGATAATATGGGCTTTAGCTATTTATAATAAAACTACTTTACAAAGAATGGCTAATCCACAGCAATCGTTAGATCAAATAAAAGCACAGATTGAAAGCTTGAAACAGCAGTTAGGTAAGACTGGACTAGATGTGGTAAACATCACAGACTTAACTACCGCGCAAACACTTTTAAGAGGCCTTCAAGACGAAGCAGATGATTTAGCTAGATCTTTCGGGGATATGGCTTCTACACTTGCCAATATTGTAGGTGAGTTGAATAAGAGTGATACTGCAACAAAAAGTGCAACAAAAGCATATAAAGGATTAGTTAGTATTGCACAAAAAATGCAATATGAAGAAGAGGGTATATATGCATATAACGTAAAGCAATTAGATACTCTACATAAACAAGCACAAGCACATAAAGTAAATCTAGAGACCGCAGTAGGTAACCTAACACTAGCTGAACAAGCAACTACAGAAGGACAAGCACTATTAAAAGCTCTAGAAGATCAATATGCAATAGAGAATGATCTTATAAAGGCAATAGAAAAGCGATTAAAGCTAGAAAAACAAGTAGAGAAGACTTTTGGTGCAACAGGAGCTTTAATTGAAGGAAGTAGTAAACTTCTCTCTACAATGGGCTTTGGGCATTTATCCACAGAGTTATCAGAGTTAGGAGATAAACTAAAAGCTGAACTTAGAGATAAGTTAAAAGAATCTGGAGATGAAGCAAATAGGATAGGTCTAAGTTTTAAATTTATGGCAAAAGGTCTGGCAGGTTCTGCTAAGATTTTTGCAGACGGATTAACTGATCCGTTATTCATTGTAGGTAAAATATTTGACACATATCTTGAAATAAATAAAGCATCTGTAGATCTGCAAAGACTTACAGGACAAAATGCAGTTACGTTTGAAAATATTGGAGCAAATGTCGCTACGTTAAAAGATACTTTAGAAACAATGTCAGAGCTTACCAAACGAACTGGTAAGAATGCTCAAAATATTTTTTCAAGTGAAGTAATAGGACAAGCAGCTGCTCTTAAAACTACAATGGGGCTAACAGCTGAAGAAGCTGGAGGTATTGCAATAATGTCTCAAACCTCAGGCAAAGCTGTAGACGATATAACAGATTCAGTTGTAGCTACAACAAGTGCTTTTAATGGTGCAAATAGATCAGCAGTATCTCAAGGACAGGTCCTTAGAGATGTAGCAAATACAGCAGATTCAATAAAACTTTCATTAGGAAATAACGATGTAGCAATTGCAAAAGCTGCTTCAGCTGCTCGTAGATTAGGAATGGACCTTGGAAGAGTTGATGAAATTGCAGGATCTTTAATGAACTTTGAAGATTCTATTGGTA